CGGAACTCCCCCGGTGAGATTGGCGTGTCATCACCTTTCGTGCGAAGTCCTCTAGTCTTAAAACCGCCGGGTAGATTAGACAAAGTACCAGCATCAACGAGCTGCCGCAGAATACTAGTACTAGATTTAGAGTAAGCGCCAATGAGGTGGATAAGACCGAAAGCATAAAACCCAAAACCAGGGATATACGGGTAATGCACGAAGTGAGCGCGTTTCTGATGATGGTCATCCTCAGGTCTCCAGTTGCGGCGGATAGAGAGAATCTCGCCAGTGCCCTTCTCAATAGTGATGATGTACGGCAGTGCTATGCCCGTCTCTTCACCTTCTTCATCCTTGTGCTCATAGCCCTTGAGGTCGAGGTCAACCTGCATCTCTAAGAACTTGTACCGGTTGTCTTGAGTAGCACGAAAGCCTAGCTTCTCAGCAATCTTCTTCTCAATGTCATCCATGACATTAACAGGGTCTCCAAGGTCTATATCCCTGTAGAACCCGTCATGCTGAAGTCGGCGTAGTTCGTTCTTTGTTTTACGCATGACGTGCGTAACCCGCTCCGAAGACTCTAAGCTAGATGCGCCGTACGGCACAACCACATCCTCCGCTGGCACGTACATGGACACCTGACGATTCAACGCCGGGTCGAAGTACACCTTCTTGAACGCATTGCCCGCTAGCCCCAAGCCCCACAACATGCGCTCATGCTCAGGCCGGTACTCGACCATCACATCAGTCATCTGATAGTTCATGTCGTTCTGAACGCGCTCAGCCGCAGCTTTCTTCTCGGGGGTCTCTTTGCCGATGATCTGGGTCTTGACCGGGCCTGATGCCGGGAAGGTCTCCATCATGGTCTCGGCTTGGAACTTAACCACGGCCTCTGCCAACAGCGGGTGGTACACACCACAAGCACCGGGCCACGGCTCCATCCGCTCTTCGAGCTTCAGACCCAACAACTGCAGTCCGTCCACGTACGTCTGCACCCAGTCTTTGCGACTGGCAATGTCGGTGTCGTAGTCTTCAATCAGGTCACCTGCCAACTGGGCTAGTTCGCCCTCGTCCATGCTCTCTGCTAGGTTGGCGTCAAAGTCATCTTCTTCGTCAACGGGCTCTATGTGCATAGAGAAGCCGGGCCCCTCAATATCTACCGCCTCTGGGTCGGTAATTGTGATTTCTATGGGCTCTTGATCATCTATGCCCTCTAGTTGGTCAAGTCCTTGAGGGGCAGCATATAGCGCCCTGTCCATATTAGTAGCCATCATCTATCCTTAATAGTACGCCGCTTTTTTGCGGTACTTGTACAGGAAGTCATCCTCCGGCTCATCCGAAGGGAGACGTAAAAACCCACCTTGCCGAAACCTCAAAAGGGCCAGCGTAGTAGAGTCTACCAAGTCGTCGTTAGTGCCACTAGGAAAGTCGTTGCATTCCTCAATAACATCCTTGGCCCATCGGCGGTCCGGGGCCCATACTATCCCGGATGCAAACAGGTCGCTGACCGCATTCACCCGAGCAATCTTGTCTTGCCCTTTGCCGGGAGTGAACTCCCCAACCGGAATACCCATCCGTCTAAACTCTTGGTACAGCGCCGAGCCGTTGGACTTCTTCTCCACCATGAAGGCGTCCGGTTGCCACTCCTTATACTCTGCTAGAACTAATTTCTTAAGCTCTGGGTACTCTAGACGTTTCTTAATTGAATTAAGTAGGATGATAGCGAAGTTGTTGGTCTCTTCGTTGAAGAACACGCCCCATGTAGTCAGCGCGTTGAAGTCCGATCGGTTAGAAGCTTCCTGTGCCGCATCCAAACTCATAATAGTGAAATCGCAGACGGGCGGGTCTTCCTTATCCCATATCTGCCACCATTCCCGCTTGATAAGCGCACCCTCTTCCGAGACAGGGTTCTGCATGTACTGGGCATTCCAGTAGCGCACATCTAGCGCGGCCTTCTTAGCAAGCAACTCTTCCACGGGCCAAAACTCAGGCCACAGAGCTTCCCCGTCATCCTTGATCGCTGGAAACTCAACCACTTCCCACTGGTCAACGCCCTCTTCTTTGTTCATCTGGGACACAATTTGCCCAGTCAAGTCGAGCTTTGACCAACGGGTCATAACAACCACAATCGCGCCTCCCGGCATAAGGCGCTGGAGAGGGCCAGACTGAAACCACTCCCAAGCAGGAAGAAAGACTTCGGGCTTTCCAGTTTTAGCTTCTTGCTCAGAATGAGGATCGTCAATAATGAAAAGATCAGCACCGCGCCCAGCAAGAGCGCCACCGACACCGATAGCAAAGTACTCGCCATTGAAGTTCGTCCCCCATCGTGAAGCTGATTTAGAGTCAGCCTGCAGTTCTATCTGCGGAAATATGTCCCGATAATTTTCCGATCCAACGAGGTTACGCACACGACGACCAAAATTCACAGCCAAGTCGGCTGTGTGGGACGACATGATGATCTTTTTCTGAGGGTATTTACCCAAGAACCATGCCGGTGCAAGGTAGGAAATTAGCTCAGATTTGCCGTGGCGCGGGGCAATGTTGACGATAACCCGCTTTTTCTTGCCGTTGGCAATATCTTCAAAGATTTGGGCCAGTTTTAGGTGGTGGGGACCGACTTTGTACCCCGGATAGACGTGTTTTACGAAGTCTAGGAAGCTCTCTTTGCCCAAATTCTGCGTTATTTGGGTGTCGTAGGTCTTCAAAAGCTCAAGAACACGCCTTTTCTGCTTCTCAGGCATCTTTGGCAACGCCTGTCGCAGCTTAAATAGCTGTTCTGGGGTTAGTTTGAGGACTTCACTCATCGACTTCCTGTTCTAGCCGGACAACTTCGCGGGCTTCTACGTCGATTACGCGGTTTTCCAGTGCCCCGAGGGTATCAAGTAGTTCTTTTTCGACCTCTTCAATGGTTTGTATCTTGTGAGTGATTTCTGTGCGCTTCTTAAATGCGTCCACTCCATCAACTTCACCTAATTTAGCAATAGCAGAGATGCGTACCTTAGGGTCTCGGGCGTTCTCCACTTCCTGCACCAGCTTATTGACGACGTACATCTTGAAGTCGGAGAGCTCCTCCACTATAGATACGTTCATCTGGGCAACCATGCCCGCTAGTAAGGCAAGTGTTTCGTTGGGGTACTTGGCAAAGTCGGGCCGATGCCGGGAGTCGGTGATCATGTCGCGGGCCAGCTGTTTAGCTTGGTCCATGTTGTCACTTGTGGGGGATATAGGTGACCCTGTTAAGTCTGAGAAAAACTTAATAGTACTGGCGCGCATCTCTAACTCCTGAGCAGGGGTGAGCTCAGGAAAGGCTTCCTTGGAGTTGTCTGGTAGAGGAATGTTCTCCTCGATAGTCGGTACTAACGGAGATGTCATAGCGCCAGTATATAGCACTTGGAAATTTTTTGTAAAAAATTTTTTTACACGGGGTCTGGATTTAGTGACGGGGGGTGTTTTGAAAAACGGGGTAATCGTTTGTCTATTGCTTAGTGTATAGGGGGGAGGATGGGACCCATTGGGTGATTGGGGGGGTGGGGGGTGTGCCGGTCCCCCGCCAAACTATACATATGCGCTGGAATCTGCCATGATGTATTCAATGCCAAGCAATCCCGCAGGGCAGACACAGGAGCTAACATGAAATCAGTAGCATATGTATTTATGACAGTCATCACAATGGTCTTCATTGGGTTTGGTTGGGAGGGCGGTCCTAACGGACACGGCTACGCTCACCTCGCCGCCCTGCTAATCGGTGGGTTCCTCACGGGATGCATCTACAAGACAGTGCGCGAAGACATCCGTGAAGAAGACGGCGAGAAGACAGACGGGCCTAACTACATCTAACCAACGGGGGCTTCGGCCCCCATCTTTAGGAGCAATGACATGAGATATACGATTCAGTACAGCGACCTCGCGTCGCAAGAGACGGCTAAGAAAGCATTGGCTGACTGCAAGCAATGGTTGGGCAGCGCCCAGTTCAAGAATGTCTGCGCCATCCTGATGGCAGACAACGGGCGGACATCTGCAAGTTTGGTGCGGTTTGGACTGATGATGCAGGGCATCGAAGGCTATCCAGCCACGGTGCTGATGGATACATACTGGACACGACAGCGCGACCTGTTCGACGCCAAGTGAGAGGAGGGGGCTTCGGCCCCCTTTTCTTTTGCCTATAGATACCAGTTATTTTTGGTCGGGCGTGCCATGTGCGTGCGTGGCGGGCGCGGTATTTAGTGCCCCATTCCCCCATGAAACTTTACATAGTGGGGCTATTGTGTCATTATGTATTTGTCATCGTGATTATGCGGTGACGATTTTTTAACCCTTATCAAAGGACTGTACCATGGCAAAAGCCCAACTATTCAGTCAGGCGAAACCCTGACATTCACCGGCCTAACTGATTTAGGCTATAAACAAGCGGGAATATCTGATTCTCTTGCGGTATCTGCCCAGTATGCAATGGATAACATTGCAGATTTTCCGGAAACTATTTCCGCCGAAGCAAAGGCAGAATTGTATACCGGCTATTTCAAACGCTATAACGAAAATAACCCTCCGGTGATGTATGCGGTAATCAATGGTCATTATATTCTAGCGACCCCTGAGCATATCGAAAACAAAGCATTGGAGAAAATCGCTGTAGGTTTAGAATATGCGTTTTCATTATCCCCTGTAGAATTCGGCCGGTTGAAAAGTACCGAGCCGGAAAAACATCGCATTATCGGCGATGTACGGGACGCGGTGCAAACCTATGCATCGAATCGACTGGGTGACCTGAAACGCAAGGCAAAAGATTTAATCCGGAAAGCCACTACAGGCGATGCACCAGCACGGGAAACGATATATTTTACAGAGTCGGTATCCCGTGCATTTGACGCATTAGAAAAATCAGTGAAAGTAAAAGAATCGCGCCAAGATAGCACCGCATCTGCCGTGCAATTCAGAATGGCAAAGGATGCATTCTGGAAAGCATATAACGCTAAGTAATTAGCCCAGCCCGCTAGGTCGCAAGGCCTAGCGGGTTTTTTTGCGCCCTGCTATTTGATACCAGTTATTTTAGTGCGCGCGTGTGAGTGGGCGTGTCGGCGCGGGTTAGAACGCGCACAGCGTAGCCGCATCGCTTAAATAGCGTCCCACGGATGCGTGGGATAAGAAAACGGTAAACGAAATACACGAAATTTGGCTCTGTGAGTTAAGAAAACGGTAAACGATAGAGCCAAAATCGGCGTATCTGAGTTAAGAAAACGGTAGACGATAAAAAGCAGCGTTTGTTCTAAGTTTCTGTTCCACAAAACGGCGTTTGTTCTACTTTTTTTGGGCGTGTAGAACAAGCTAAGTCCTTGATTCTAAAGAAGAAAACGGGATTTGTTCTAATGTTCTACGATTTTTCAGGAAGGGGGTCTGGTTTTTTAAGAAAATGCTGAGCAAGACCCTTTGGCGGCAACTGCAAGGCCAATCGTAAAAAACGCAAAAATAACGGCATACCCTTTCAAAAACAGTAGAACATTAGAACAAACCTCTCTCTATTTATCTAAAAAATATTTTTTTATGAATGAAATCAACGACTTAGCAACGCCGCGCCCACAAAATTCCGTTCTATAGGTAAAGTCACAAAAATAGAACAAGTAGAACAAATAGAACAAGCCCCAACCCGGCCCGCCACTATCTAACTATTGTAAATAAAGACTTGACATAAGAGTCAAAATCGCCTACAATGGGGGCGTAGGGCGTAGAAGAAGATGAGTTCACCGTTAATCAGTTCCCCACGCATGCGTGGGATTTCAAACCTCGAAGGAGTAACACAATGCTATCGTTTATGACCGCAACAGCCGAACAACAGCGCGATGCCACCGCATGGCTCGCATCCCTGCCTCGCCACCTACGCAAGCAGTACCGGCCTACATCCCAAGCTCACAAAGCTCAGGACTACAAAGCCTCCCATGACTCAGTGGACTCTTATATGAAGACTGAGTTCCGCATCGACCATTACCACACACAGAACCTTGAGTTCCTAGACCGACCATACGACCACGACGAGTTCGGTGACATCGACAACGAGTTCGATGGGCTGACCATCCATGAGCCAGACAGCGAGGCTGCACTCTGGGCCTTCTGCACAGGCTACGACAACATCTGATTGTTTATTGACCGACAGCGGGGCTACCACGACCCGTTCTAACCTTTTTATCATTTAGGAGAACACCATGGGACAGATGAAAAACCTCTACCTCGACCAGCTTGAGGCTGACAATGCCGACCAACCTGTTGAAATCACTATCTATGTCATGACGATGGGCGGCAAACCCTGCAACGCATACATGGACAAGGCCGAGGCCGACTACGAGGCATGGCTGTGCAACCAAGCTGACGCACACAACGAGGATGGCGAAGTCAATCTCTTTGCCGTGACCGAAGTCCAACTGCTTACCTAAGCCCCCACCCATCCATTGGAGATTAACTATGAAATCTATAACTGTTGAGATACGCAGTCAGTACGGCACTCAAGTATTTCACCCCGCCTGTGAAGATGCCATGCGCTTTGCCGCCATTGCAGGAACGACCACTCTGACTGAGCGCGTTCTGACCTGTGTGCGGGGGCTTGGCTATGACATCACCTACACATACACCTACCCAAAGGGGCAACTGCCATGAGAGGAACAGGGGTTTTCAATGCCTACGCCTACAAGAACAAGGTGGAGCAGTCGCTCAGAGAGAACCTCATATGGCGGGCTACCCACAAACGCCTGTGTTGGCAATGCCAACAGGACAGGTACACCAGCGGCGGGACGCAACGCCTATCAGGGCCGAACATGATTTTTGTGTGTAAAGAATGTCTTGAATCAAACAAAGCAAGAAAGGAATCGAAATGAGCGCATTACTAGTTGCAGGACTTACCCTGCTCGGAAGCATGAGCATAGGCGCGGGCCTTGGCGCAGAGGGCTACATCGGCAATGCGTTGCTTATCAGTGGTGGGTTTCTGTTCGGCGTCGTCGCCCTGATTTGTGTTGAAGACCACGAGGAGAACAAACATGACTGACCACACACCCCATTGCCGCAAGTGCGACGAACAGTACCCCACTGCAAGGTGGGAGCTTGGATATAAGATGTGTATGCCATGCGCAGAGCTAGAGGCATTTCCCGTACGCACCATCGTGCCCATGGCGAAGTCCAACTACATCCTAGTGACTGACCTAACCCTTTTGAAAGGATTGAACAAGTATGCGAGCCAATGACATGAGCCACATGGCTGAGATATTTCTCACACCACTACTACCCTACAAGGAGTTCTTAGTAACCCACGGCGAACACCAAGCACAGCTAATGCAAGGCGGCAAGTTGGGCAAACACTATCACGCGCGGTACGAGTTCCGGTGCGGGACGGAAGTTTCTGTGATAAGTGGGCCGCTGTTCTATTGCAGCCCCGATGCGCCATACGAGTATCGCGTGAATGAGGAAGAACCCGTGGGTCACACCACAGAGGAGGAGTTGTTCATCTTGCTCACGAAGCTACTAAGTGAGAAAGTCACCCGAGAGCCTTGACTCATATGTCAAGTTGTGTTATACTATCAGCAAGTCGGAAGGCGCACTCAGCGCGGTCTAACTTAGTGTCCCATGGCAACATGGTGTGTTAATTAAATGGAGATTTAAATGGAATTGCAAAAGCCTCAGCACCTTATCAGCCTTGCATCATCGGCTGTGCTTGTGTGCGTAGACATCAATGTGTGGTCAGCTACGAAACAAGACCGAGCCATCAGTAATGAAGTTACTACGGCGAAGAACGCAAGTAAGAACGCGGGCCGGTATGTTAAGCATCTGTTGGCAGACCACCCCAAACACAAAGCCTTGGCGAACTATCGGCAAACCGTATACAACTGGCTTCAGCGTAGGACATACCCGTGGAACAAGGGCAACCACTTGCTGCCATCGGTAGACATGCCTGTCTTTATGAAAGAGTATCACGAGCATGAAACGCAATTTGCTTTGCTGAAAGCCGAATTCCTTGCCGACTACGACAGCATCGTGTCCAACATGGCGTTCAATGCGGCGGGCATGGGTGACATGTTCAACCGCACAGACTACCCGCCCAAGGAGCAGTTGGCGCATCGGTTCGACATCAAGCTATTCGTGTCCGAGGTTCCCATGAGTGATTGGCGCTGTGGGATTGCATCTGACATCGCTGAGGATTTGTTTGCCACATACAGCAAGCAAGCTGAGCAAATAGTGTCCCATGTGATGGTGGAACAGCAATCAAGGTTCATCGAAGTCATGAAGTCCATCAGCCATTGCTGTGGGGCGGAGGACATGGGCGTGGACGACAACACAGGGGAGACCAAGGTTAAGAAGCGCAAGATTTATGACTCTACTATCCAAAAAGCAAAGGAGATGTGCCAATCGTTCAAGCAGTTCAACCTGACAGGCAATGCGGAATTGGAGGAAGCCCGCGCCTCATTGGAGTATGCCCTCATGGGCGTGGATGCGGAGTTAATCCGTGATAGTGACGCAGTGCGTTCGTATGTGA